AATCCCCGCAGGGAAAGGCGCGACAGATGATGACATCCTTGCAGCATTCTATTGCTTTGCAGACGCAGACACAGAAGGCGCAATGGAAAACATCCTGTCATTCGCAGGGCCAAAGTTTACAATGTCAGTCAAGACAGGCAGCACACCATTCGCACGAGGCCACGCATACTGGCAGCTAGAAGAGCCATGCATGAACCTAAAAGCATGGCGCGATGTGCAGAAGGCAATCGCAGCAAGCCTCAAGACAGACCCAGCAGTCGTCAATCCAAGCCGTATCATGCGCGTGGCAGGTACAGTCTCTTGGCCCAACCAAAAGAAGCAAGCCAAAGGCTACGTTCCAGAGCTTGTTACAATGCGCACAGAGTTTTCAACAGATCGTGATCCACAGCCAATGGAACGCTTGATGCGAGCGTTTCCAATCACGCAGCCAAGCCAAGCTAGCAGCCTAGACATTGATCTAGGTCAGCAAGCAATGGACAGGCAGCTTGCCACGCAGAACGTGCTAGCGGGGGCTGATTGGCATGTGAATATGGTGCGCCTTGTTGGGTCATACGTCACGAAAGGTTTATCAGACGAAGAGATCCACGCCATAACAGACAGCTTCACACTAACAGGATACACAGTCGAAGAAACACGAGCCGAGGTGCAGAAGGCAATCGATGGTGCGCGGAATAAAGGGTGGACACCACCGCCTGATCCCGTGGCAGAGCGTATGCAGCAGCAGAACCAGACGCTAAACGTGTCCGTAGAGCCAACGCAGCCTTCCGCTGAGGACGGAAAGGATACTGATTGGCCTACACCATACGAAATGTTTGATGCGCTCACGCTGCCGCGCAGAGAGTGGGTGTATGGGTTTGACTACATCAGGAAGTATATCAGCGTGACAGCATCGGCAGGTGGCATTGGTAAATCCTCATTGATTAATGTAGAGATGATGGCAATCGCAACAGGCAAGCCGCTGCTCGGCGTGGCAGTCAAGCAGCAAGCAAACGTGTGGATCATAAACCTAGAAGATCCGATTGTTGAAATGCAAATGCGGACATTAGCTGTCATGCAGCACTACAACATCAAGCCAGAAGAGATTAAAGGAAAGCTATTCATGGATGGTGAGGACACCATGCAGATCACGCTTGCAGCCGAAAGCAGGGAAGGTCTGATCACAAACGACGCGCTGCTCGACTTCATGATCCGCAAGGTAAAAGAAAATAACATCGGCGTGATATGCCTAGATCCATTCGTGTCAGCCCACCTAGTCAATGAGAATAACAACGGCAGCATCCAAGCCGTCGTTGCCATGCTGCGCAAATTGGCACGAGACACGAACAGTTCAGTGCAACTTGTGCATCACATCAGAAAAGGCAACGGGGACGATGCAACGATTGACAGTGTGCGCGGTGCGGGATCACTGATTGGGGCAGCCAGAGCAGCCAGAGTAATCAACAGAATAACACCCGACGATGCAATGGCATTAGGTGTAGACGAACACGAAGCACTCGGGCTGTTCCGCGTAGACGATGGTAAAGCTAATCTCGCACCACCATCAGACAAAGCAGTCTACAGACGAATGATCTCAGTAGAGATTGCAAACGGGGAACACATCGGGGTTGCCACGGAGTTTAAGCTGCCCGATCTGTTTGATGGTGTCACAACGAAAGATTTGTATGATGTGCAACGCACAGTCGCGGAAGCCGAAAAGAATGAAAATGCGTACAGAGCAAGCGTTCAGGCAAAGAATTGGATCGGCATAGCAATCGCAGCGCAGCTTGATCTTGACCTAGAAAAGCCAAGCGACAAGGCAAAGGCCAAGCAGATTGCAAAGGTGTGGCTGCAAAACAAAAGCCTCAAGATCGAAGAGATCCCAGACAAACGAGCAGGAAGAGATGTGCCGTGCGTCGTTGTCGGGGAATGGGTCAATTGGGACGAGATTTAGTGGTCCCCACACTTCCACACTTGTTTTCAAAAGAGTGTGGAAGAAGTGTGGAAGTGTGGAAAAGAAAGCCACAAAAACTTCCACCACACTCTTCCTATATATTATAGGAAGTGTGGTGGTAAGTGTGGATCAGGTGCAAAGTGTGGCAAATGAAGTGTGGAGGATTTGGGGAATATGAAGAAACCAATACGGCAAAAGAAAGCTGATCGGATATTGCATCAACATGCCTCGGCTGATCAGATTAAATGTGATTACGCAATCGCGCCTGTTGATCGGAAGGCGTTGGAGATGGATCGCAAGTGGGGGATCGATATGCTGCCCGAGTTGGTAAGCGTCGAGACAGCGCAGAAGTTTGGATCAGCTATGGCAAAGATGAATGCAGCGATTGATGCAAACGATCCAGAGGAATGCGCAAAGAGGGCTGCTGTGGTGTTGAGGGGGTTGGGTGCTATGGATGCCGAGGCAGAGCGTATGGGGGCTGTACGGGCTTCTCAGGATGTTTGGGAAGTTGAGGTGGATGGTGTTGCGTATGGGATCATGCAGGACGGGCGGTCGTGGCGGGAGATAAAGGACAAGCGGCCTGATTTGGAGTTGGTGACGTTGAGGGAAGTGGCGCTGGCTTATAAGTTTTGGCGTGATAGTAAGGCAGGGGAATTTGAACAGGCTGTCAAAGATGCATTTAAAGGCGCGGAAGTTGTGGATATAAGGTCGAAAACGTTTGATGATCCTATTCCGTGGTGATATGGTTTGTTTGATAGTGTTACCCATTTCCGCATTATCTGCCTCATAAAACTGAGCGGTCCAAGTGGCCGCTCTTTTTTTATGATGCTTGAATGGATTTGTGGTATGGTTTATTCATTCGGTATGAAAGGCAAGGTGAAGTATGTCTAGGAAGGCTATCGACTTAGAAGTGATGGAAAAGATTGTTGACCGCTTGGCGCAAGGCGAGACGTTGGTTGACATCACCAAGGATAATGACATGCCAGGTTATCGTACTGTAACCCGTGCTGTGTCTAGCGATGATGAGCTTTGGGAACTGTACCGCAAAGGCCGTATCTTACAGGCTGAGTATTATGCAGATCGATTGAATGCCTTGGCGATGGAGCCATTGCCGAAAGGTGTTGATGTTCGTGAGCTAAACGCAGAGGTGAACAGGCGGCGACTTGAGATCGATACGTTGAAATGGACGACAGCACGAAATCAACCGTTTGGTATTCGTGATAAGAAAGAGGATCAGCCGCAAGCACAGACCTTTACTATTAGCTGGGCTGGTAAGGATATTGAGGTCAGTGCGGCCGAGGTTGTCGCAAAAGATGATGATGATCATGTCGTCAAGCACTGATGCAAATCGTGTGTATATGAAACATCCTGAGTGGCCGAGCTACGCGCGTGAGGCGGCGGGATGGACTGCCTCGGCATCCGCGACTTTCAAATCTATATGTTGTGTTTTGGCGCAAATAATCTGGGGCAAAAAGGTTAAGTGTTTGTTTTTGCTGCATAATAAATTTAACATAATGGACATTATACGCCTTTTCGGGATGCCGCCCCCCCCACCCCCCGCCAAAATTCCCGCCCCTGCTATGGGCGTATATCAACCCAAAGGGAGGGGAGGTAGTGACTGACAGCCTCGAACCAGAACAGCAAGCGATGCTAAACCACCTTGCCTACCTGCGCCGCTGCATTCTCCACAGCAGATCGGCCTCAAAACAGCTAGAATGCGCAATCTTGCTTATTGATGTATACGAGGCTATCTTAGAGAAATATGGAATACTTATCTATGAGGACCAAGCAGAGGTAGTAGAACATTGACGCACATTGAGATACCGTATGAGCCTCGGCCATTACAGATGGCTTTACACAACGAGATGCAGCAAAAGCGTTGGGGTGTTGTTGTGTGTCATCGACGGTTTGGCAAGACGGTCTGGGCGATCAACCATATTCTCCGTCATGCGTTGCTTTCTCAGAAGCCGAACCCCCGCTATGCCTATATGGCTCCCACCTATCGTCAGGCAAAGAACGTAGCGTGGGATTATATAAAATTTTTTGCTGGCAAGATCCCGAATGTAAAGTTTCACGAGACTGAATTGCGGTGCGATCTGCCGACTGGCGCGAGGATTTCGTTGCTCGGTGCTGAAAACCCCGATAGCTTGCGCGGTATTTATCTTGACGGCTGCGTGATGGACGAGGTTGCCGACATGCCAGAAAACGTGTTTCCAGAGGTTCTGCGTCCTGCTTTGTCGGATCGGAAGGGGTTTTGTATCTTTGTTGGTACGCCGAAGGGTCATAATGCGTTTTATGATTATTACGAGCAAGCGACTGGCGATGATGAATGGTTGGCTGCGATATACAAGGCGAGCGAGACTGGCTTGCTGGATGATGAGGAATTGGAAGCTGCCAAGCGGATGATGACGCATGATCAGTATATGCAGGAGTTTGAGTGTTCTTGGAATGCGAATGTGCCTGGTGCTATTTATGGCGCTGATTTAGAGAAGATTGCGATGGAGGGTCGGATTACGAAGGTGCCGTATGACCCTGCGCATAAGGTGGACACATGGTGGGATTTGGGTGTTGGGGATAGTACGAGCATTATTTTCACGCAGACTGTTGGCCGTGCTGTTCATGTGATTGATTATTATGAGAATAGAAATCAGGGTTTGCCGCATTACTGCCAGATCCTTAATCAGCGTAATTATTTGTATGGGACGCACAATGCCCCGCACGACATCGAGGTTCGGGAGTTGGGATCTGGGAAGTCGAGAAGGGAGACAGCTTGGGATCTGGGGTTGAATTTCCGTGTTGTGCCTAAGCTGCCTTTAGAGGATGGCATCCATGCGGCTCAGATGTTGATACCGAGGTTGTGGTTTGACCGTGAGAATTGCAAGCAGTTGTTGGAGTGTTTGCGGCAGTATCATAGGGCGTATAATGAGCGGAACAGGACGTTTAGGGCGAACCCTGTGCATGATTGGTCGAGCCACGCTGCCGATGCATTTCGGTATTTTGCTGTGGGTTTGCGGGAGAGTGGGCCGACAATGAAGGCACCACAGATGAAGGCAGTGATGGATTATGACCCGTTTGCGGCGTGAATATAGGGTTGCTGGGGTTGCCGATGCTGTTGCGGTTGTTGATTTGTGTCGGCAGTTTCAGCAGGAGAGCTGGCAGAAGTTTTGCGATTTTGACGAGCATAAGATGCTTGGTTGGGTGTTGGATCGGATTAAGGATGACGGCAGCGAGGTGTTTACGGCGTGGTCTGGCAAGCAGCTTG